TTTATTTCAAAGTTTACTTTCTCATCTGCTGTTGTCATATATTGCAATCTAGCAGATGGTTTTGTAGAATGATAATACTGAGCCAAGTCCGTTCTCATTTGATGTACCCTAGGCATTAAGTAATCACAATGGTTTATAAAGAATACTTCTGTTTGAGCATATGATGCTGCGGCAGCTTGTTCTACTCCGGTAGCTGTCATTTGAGATAACTGCTGACCCATTCTTTGTGGATTAACTCCAATTACTTCATAAGCCTGTTGCTTAAAGTGATTAGCCAACTGGATCCTAGACATTAATCTTTCTGTCTGAGATAGATCTAGTTTTTGGAAATGTTGGAAGTTTAATGCATTCTCTGTATTTGTAATAGAAGTATCTAGAGGAAGCATCTGGAAATTTTTCATGGCTACATATGCTTTAGCCAAGTTTCCTTTCCCCCAGTCTTCACCTAATGAGTGTCTAGGTAAAGTATTCTGATCTAACATAATAATTGTACCAAGCTCATCCACTAAGATGTCAGCTATCTGGTTATTTACTATGTTGAATCCAATCTGGTATGGTTTCATTAAATCAAGTAATGCAGTAGACTTAGTATTTCTATCTGAGAATACAGCTCCTTCTACTGGAAGTTTACATCCATACAATGAGCTATCTCCTTTGAACTGAAACTTAAGCGGTCCAATTTTATTCTTTTCTATACCTATATAAATAGGAGAGAATCCTCCCGGGTTATTCATACCCCAGAAAGATGGAATATTTGGACCAATTTTTATACCTCCCCAAGTTTCATTAATCCAGATCCAATCTATATGTTCTCCAAAGATTACATTCTCTCTGGTTTTATTTTTAAATAACCTAGTATCATAGATTGGTTTATCTGTTACTTTATAGTCTTCAGTAATTATTTCAGTAATTACTTCACCTTCTTCAGTTACTTTAGTTAAATGACCTACTTTACGTTGAGACTTCCAGTATGCAGTAGTACATCTTAATAGATATGCTGTACCTTGATCAAAGTAATCTTCTCCCTCAGAAAGTATTTGGTTTATAATATCACCACCATCATATACAGTTCCTGACATCATAGTGGTATACTGTCTATATGCTAATGAAGGCATGTTAACATTCCAGTCATGAGTTTTAGTAGCATCATAGTAGGTACCATCATTTTGGTACCCTCCTGTAATATAACCTCCAGAACGGATTGGGTATACTGCTTCTAAAGCTTCCATCTGTTCCTCTGTCATCAAGTACCCATACCGGTCAATTACATCAGCTACAGTAAACATATCTATTTTACCTACCCAGTTACCTTGAGAGATATATCTTGCATCCGGTGATTTGTGATAGAAGGTAAGTGGTGGATTCCATAGTTCTACTTCATAATCATCTTCCATCATTCTGAAATGCCAGAACTCTCTGTCTGTAATTAGCATGTCACGGAACCCTCTTTCTTCTAGCTCATCTAAACGGAATCTTTCTACATCCACTTGATGTTGATGAGTAGCCCATTGCTCAACCATTCCTCTATAATCTTTCTTAAAGAAAGATTCTATTTCAGGAAGAGACTTTATAGTATCAGGTTGTAATTGCTGATTTGCTTCTGGAGAATTAGGATCTAGTCCTTGCTCTAGTAGAGCAGCCATAATTTTAGATTGAGCATCAGCTAGTAAAGTATCCTCTACCATTTTTCTTTTCTGCTCCATCATCTCATTATATGAGAATTCATCAACAGCCCGGTAGGTTAATTTAGTTGATCTTTTAGCAAACTCAGCTACCAGAACATTAATAACATTTGGAATAATTGGATAGAATTTTAATTCTAATGCAGAAACATCTTCTTTTGTAAGTATTTCTACAATGTCTCTATATTCATTATCTTCCTCAATTAAATAATCTGTCTTATCTATAATACCTTTTGCAAGCTTATAATTTTTCATTAATCTTCTTGCATTTCTACGGACTTGTTTAAGACCATTCCATTCTAACCAGTCTAAGTTCCAAGCTGCCCATTCTTCATCTTTATCTTTCTTAGATAAAAATTGTAATGGCTGGGTAATACTACCCATTCTATTATGTTGTGTCTTAGCACCTTTCTTTAACTGTAATGCGTTGTATACCTGCATAATAATTATTTAAAGTTTTTAAAAGCTGATCTTTTATAACTTTGACCACCCTTATAAACTGATTTACCCATATGTCTGAACGGGCTACTATTTAATTTAAACAAATTTTCTGACTTTTGCAAGTTTTTAGCTGCATCATCCATGATTGTTCTTTTAGTATACCCTCTATTTGCATGTTGTATTTTCATAAAAGCCACAAGAGCACAGAATGAAACTAGTCTATCCACATTAAGACCTTCTGTATATTCTCTCATTTCTTTGATCAACATTGGATCTGGAATTCTTTCTATGCCGTACTTGGTTCTAACAATAGTACCATCAGGTTTAGTTTCAACATCTAATTCTTCTCTAGTGTATTCAATAGCATAACTTATCAAGTGAGCTTTGAATAAAGTACCTGTATTCTTCCAGCCATACTCCTGGAATACATTAGCATTAGATCCCAAATCTTTTAAGAACATAATCTGACTCTTAGGTACAAGATATCTTTGTTTCTTTCTAGATATCATATACTGGATAAATAAGGAGATGTTATTCTCTACCAGTGTCCAGGCATTATACCACTCTATAATTAACTCTAGTTGTTGATGTGTTCTATTGATATCATCATATCTACCACACCAAGCTGCAACTAGCTTATCTGGTTCTATGTATGTTTCTGTTTCTGTACCAGTTACTTTAGTAACTTCTACTGGAGCTTTCATTATATAAATAGAACATAGTGATTCTGAAGTAGTTGTCTTACCTTCACCCACGGGGTCAATAGAAGCATAATACTGTCCAAATGCTGGATCTTTTATTGGTCTTTCCCATACTACAACACAACCGGTTTTATCTTCAGTTTTTTTGTTTATAGGAAATTCCATGATTGGTCTTTTATAACTATTCTTTACAGTAGGTTTACCATCGGCATCTGTAGATATATCTAAGAATTCATAAGCATATTCTTTATCTTCTATTCTTCTTTCTTGAGCTGTAAGTAGATGTGCAGGAAATACAGATACACTTCTGTTAGCAAAAGCTTCCTCTATATTTCTTGGGTGCTGAGAAAGTTCTAGTTGATAAGCTTCCGGAGTCATGTTTTTTTTACATTCTTCAAAATACTTATCTAGATACTCTAATGCTTGCTCAACTAAACTATTACCATACTCATCAATACAAGGAGGCATTGACCATTGTTCTGGAATAAATAAACCTGTTCTACCTGTAGTACCTTTTTTATCTATCAGATCTGTTTCTACTGAGTATATATCATTACCGTCAGGTTTTAAGATCATATCTTTTAGTGGTCCACATTGAGCTAAGTCTCCCACAGATCCTGCAGCTATAAACATCCCTGTAGTAATAAGTCCTGATTTAAGAGCTGGTTTAATATAACCAAATGTCTGATCCATCTTTGGAGCAATTCCGGCCTCCTCATGGAAAAAGTATTTAACCGGACCCCCTACACCATTTGTTGGATCTTTCTCAAATGACATACCTTGTATAGTACCTTTAAGACCAACTTCAGTTTTTCTGTCACCTTTTCTTACCTCAATCTTCTGTTGCCACATCATTACTTTACTTGGATTCATTGGACGGTACCAAGCTGTATGTTCATTTAGGAATGCTGCATACTCATCTAGAAATTTCCAAGAACCTTTTTCATTAATGTAGTCTTTAAGACTTGCTCCAATTTTTAAAGTAACCCCTGCTTCAAACCATTGCTGATTTATAAACTTAGCCATGTGATAATAGGAAGAAGCTATCTGACGTTTCTTTAGAATGGCTGAATGTTTATAATTAAGTTCTGCTAATAATTCATAAAGAGCTAAATGGTACTGTGCATCCCGGATCTTAGCAAAGTCAAACTTCTGTTGTTCTTTATCAAAGATTGGTAGAAAGTTTAACCACATGTAGTATTCTCTAGCTACAAACCAGGTGTCTTCACCATCTTTTACAATAATACCTTTTCTACATTTTAACTTCTGGTCATCCCAGTAAGTTATAAAGTCTCTTGACTTGAAGGGAGCAACACAGTATACTCCATCTTTTCTAAACTTTGTTGATTCTGATATGAATACTTCATTTGTTGTACTGTTGAAGTTGTATTTTCCAGGTTCTTTAAAAACACTAAATACAAAGTTTGTGAAGTCCTCTCTGGATTTAAAACTTGTACTGGTCCAGTTTCCGTTTTCATATGTTGGTATATCTTGGTATATTTCACTCATGGTTATTGGTCATATGCAGTACCTATACCTCCGCGGACTCTACTAGATTGTTCTTCTTGTAGATCCTTATAAGCACCTTTAAATGAAGCTCTGATCTGATCAAAGTTCTTAGCTGCAGCAATTAGTGAATTAATATTTCCGTCCCGGCCTGCAGTAATTGTTGTTGTTTCCATATATCTAGCTAATCTATCTAACATGGAT